AGATACAACAGCGTAGTTACCAGCGCCACGACGTGTACGTTGGGCGATCAGGTTAGCAACACGGTTGATTAGAACAGCTAGAGCAGCATGCTCGTCACCAACGAATGTGGCTGTACCGGATACGGTAGCTTGGTTGTAGGTAAACTCAGTGGCAGCCAGACTACGTAGACTCAAGAGGATCTCTTGGTCAATCTCAGCTGTAATCTCTTGAGCCAGTGCGGCCATGATTTCGGCCTCAACGTCAATGCCGTGCATGGCTTGAGCGTCTTGAGCACTTTCAAATGTCCAACGTGCTTGCAATTTACGTGTGCGAGCTTCAACAGCTTGCTTGAGGATCTGCACAGAAATTTGCTTACCGCCTGTACCTTCCATGGTAGCTGTGTTAGCACCAGTGTAGTTGGTAGCGGTGGCAGTGTTCTGGGGAACAGTAGAATAGGCCTGAGCAATGGTAAATGGGCTCAAGGCTTCTTGACCGGCTGTTACAGAAGTAGCAGCAGCAGATTGGTCATTCAAACTCTGAGCGTAGCGTACACGCAGAGTGTGGATTTGACCAACGGGGCCAGTCATGGGCTGTACGCCAACCAACTCGTTAGCGATAACGGTGGGCATGACACGACGGATCACTGGCAGAATCACACGGTTAAGTGTGGCAATATTGCCAGAAGCTGTGGAACCAGCACTGGCGTTCTCTTTCAAATACCGGCGTGTATTTTCTAGAATAACATTCATGCTGTTGCGCTTGGAGCCGTTAAGACCTTCGAGCAGAGCTTCTTTGGTCTCGCCCCAGCGGCTTTCTAATAGTTCTTGTGACATTTAAGTCTCCTTTATTAATTATAACCCTGCCAGGCGCTTGAGGTCGATAACATTGCTCTTGGCTTCGCTATCTTCCTGTTGACCACTTGGAACAGATTTATCCCCAGTTGCTACTGAAACTGTTTCTGTAATCACTTTGTTGGCTTTTACAGAACGGTCTTCTAGTACCGCTGGTAGATACTTTTCAAAGGCGTTTTTCAGACGGCTTGTCTGTACGCTTTCAAGTAAATTACGCATGACTTCTTGCTTTTCCCGGTTTAGCGGGGCCAGCAACATTTCCATGGTGCTTTCGCGCTCATTGGATTCTTTCATTATGCGTATTTCACGTTCTTTACTCTCAACAACGACTCGGGCTCGTTGTGTGAGTTTGATGGCCTCAGCCAATTGTTGATCTTTTCTAGCCAAATCGGCATGTAGCCGGCGTACTTCAGCTTTCTCATTTAAATGAGTAGCACCAAATTCTGCTGCATAGGCTTCAAAAATACGACGTCCAAAGTTGTTCTCGCGAGCAACTTGAATGTCTTCTTTCAACTGGTTAAGTTCGGATTTTAGATGACGGCTAACAGCTTGACTCATTTTCTCGGCACTTTCTTTTACAAAACGTGCTTTGAGACCTTCAAGTTTTGCACGAGCTTCACGTACCAAGCGGACTTTGGTTTCCACTACGTCACGTTTGTCTGCGGCAAATTCTTGAATTTCACGAGCCAGGGCATGCACCATGAAGTTTTCTAATTTCTCTAGACCTTCAGCATGCATTTTGCGGTCACGGCGCAGTTCGCCAATTTCTTCAGCAAGTTTTGTCACCATAAAGTTGTTGAACTTAGTAGCTGACTCTTTGATCTTGTGTTGAAACCGTACGCGATCTTCTGCAAGTGCTTGCTTTTCGGCTTGCACCTGTGCGATTTCTGCGGCCATACCTTCTGTTACCATTTTATCTAAAACTTCTACCATCACTGTCTTGTCATGTTCGTAGCGTTGTGCGAACTCTTCACGTAGTTCGGCACGAGCCTGTTCACGAGCCTCATTGAGCTTGGCTTCCCAAGCTTCGTTGATCTCTTGACGAGTTTCCTCGGTGATCAGGTTGCTATCTAACAATGGTTTGATTGCATCTAACATTAGTAGATTCTCCTTAGATCTTGAGCTCTCTGATGAGTTTTACAACTTCATTCCGGAGATACTTCTGCACTTTGTTGTCTTCGCCTGCTTCCTTGGCTACCTCTAACAGTCTATGTCCGTACTTCATGTTCATGAGACTTTCATAAATTGCTTTTGGGTAAGCATTAGGTGCGCTGGGTTGAGCAACCACATCTATAGTGACAATTTCAAAGTCACTAACATGTCCTGTTCTGTCGTCAACGTTGCCGCTGCCACGACTTGAAACTCCTAATTTTACTCCAGATGTCAACAGGGTCTTGATTAACTCGCCCATGGGGGTTGGTAAAATCTTGAGCTTGCCGCATCCAGCATCGCCTTCCATCCACATGCCGTCAACACTATGGCAAACACGATCCAGGTTGATCTTTAAATCTTCCGGATGATCCACTTCACCTAGCACTGAGTTACCTTCTTTAATCTGTTGATTAATTGTGTTAACTGCCCGGCTGATTTCATGTAAAGGATAGACTCGGTCATTTGCATTCCGTTTGTTGCCTTCAATACAAATACCTTTGAGATAGAGGTTCTTACCATGGCCATCAGGTGTGGATTCCTCCAACACCTGAATATTGGCCTGATTATAGGTAAGTTGTTCTCTTAACGTTTTCATTAATTAACTACGAGCCACTGGACTCTTGGTGTTAACACCTGCAGCCTGAGACAACTGTGGCTTAGTAGCAGGTTTAGGATCTTTCATACCAGCGCCAGCTTTGTTCTGAAAATCGCTGATTAGATCTTTGGTTTGGTTGCTGTAGGCACCGGCTGCATCATGCTTGCCGCCACCTTCGCCACCAGTGTGTACTGGTTTTACTGTGCTACCAACTGGGCCTTTGGCGCCAGCATTTGCAGCCACGCTAGACTTCTTGTTGACGCTGCCTTCTTCAGAAGTCACTGGCTTTGGGGCTGCTTTTAGAGTCACAGCTTCGGCCATGGGCATCATTTCTTCAGTGTCGTCCACTTCAATAGCGTCGCCGCCTGCGTCGGTAC